GTGGAATACTCAAGTCCGTGGTGGACGGACATTTGTCTGTCTCTGGCGGACACACATGTACACCCCCGGCGGACACGCAAAAAGACCCCGACCGAAGTCGAGGCCAAACATTTGTTCACCTACTGAAAAAGAGGGTCAAAGACAAATTCCCCAAAATCTACGCACTCTATCTGATTAATGTCATACTTTAAATAATTCCTTTTCGCAGTATTAATCGCTTGCATAATTAAATACACTTTTTTCTCTGAAATTTTAATAGAACCCTGCACCATTGTGAACAAATTTGCTTCTCCTGCTGTATCAGTTTCTTTACCTCTCAGAATCACACTACACGGGAACGTACAATCTGTCGCATTGAAATGAATTGCGGGACTATCAATAGTACCCACTTCCAATGGAGTACCGTCCAGTTTTAACCCAGGTATATTTATCTCACTGAGTTTAAGTTCCAGACATCTCACTTTGGCAGTGCCATTAAAAATGGAATACCTAATTTTCGCACCACCTTTACCGGGAATACTTGAAGTCTTTGTAAATGTCGTACCATACTCAATACTGTTAATTGGTTTAAAATAAAGTCCGTCAAACGCTCCAATCACCATATTCAGAATATTCTTCTGCCCCTGGTCGGACGGATGCACACCGTCATTTGAAAAGGAGGATTCATACAACATTCCCTGATATGCAGGGATAACACTGAACCCTAACTGAGCCGCCGAGTACATCCAGATTCTAATTGCTTTAATCACACTGATATACGTGGTTGATGTGTGAATCCCCTGCTGATGTCCTTCCCAGGTCCAACCCATAGGACACACAACAACATTTTTGCAGTTTTCAAAATTGTTTGAAATGGCACTTTGAAAATCAATCATGCCCTGGCTGATATCACTTTCAGGAGCATTTCGGTCGTTATAGCTACCACCTACAATTACCTTTACAACATTTGTTTTGTCGTTCGTTGTCATACTGGTAGCTAACGTGTTTAACATACTGGTGAATGTCTTTGTTCCGTCCGCTTTAAAACCATAACCACCAATGGCACTCAGTTTCACTGTATATCCATTTTTTTCGAGGGCATTTTTAAGCATATATGCCCACGAATTTTCTTTATTAGAGAGGTTTTCCCCTGCACCGTAACTGTCACCCAAAATAAGAACTGTGGGTTTATTAACTCTCGCCAACGCACCCTGTAATAATGCATCTGAAATGATTTCTGAAAGCTCACCGCTAGTTTTCATTTCCTCCAGGATTTTTCGTACTTCCTTGTCAATTTCAAGCTTTGCAAAATAATCTGTCACATACTTCTTTAATTCCTCAAAGTCACCCTGTAAATTGGAGAAATCACCCTGCATTTCAACCCACTCGTTCACTAACTTCTTTATCGTCTCTAGGATCCATGTTAAATTCATTTCATGAAAATTTGTATATGGAAATTTAAACATTTTCCCACCCTCCTTAATACACTAACAGGAAAAACTCTTCTTTAAACAATTCAGTAATCTTGCTTAATGCACTCATAGATTTTTCAATCTTGAAATCCAGCACTTCAAGTTCTGACATTCCTGTGGATTTTGTTTCTTTTTCCGTTTCTGTCGTTTCATTTTTAGAATTTTTTGCGTTGTTATTTGTCTCATCATAGCTTGCTTTTCCTCCGTAAGTAATGGTTGCGTTTCCCTTATCCACAAGTGACGTAGAATTAAACCCTGCCACTTTTTCGGCTGTTGAATCTGCCCCGCTCGTCCCACTATTACTTTCTTGTTTTAAATTTTCTTTATCTTCTGTTTCAGATTTTCCCTTTCTGTCTCTTGTAATTGTCTCTGTTTTTGCGCCCTCTGTCGTGGAAATAGCAAGTTCTATATCATAGATGATTGAGAACAATCTTTCATTCACTGAAGCCCACGAATTTAAAGCCAACGCCATTTCAGTAGGTGACGGTATCAGAACTTCCAGTTCAGCACATTTCAACAACACATAGTTCTGAATATTATCCTTTCCAATATCATTCACCATATTGACAGGTAAATGGCTTATGAAATTATCTTTCAACAGATTCTCATTCCATGCTAGCAGACCCTGTAAGTAAAGTTCCCCGGGCATTATTCCCACCCCCTTCATTATGACGCAATTTAACGCTGAGGTCAAGATTGAACATTTTGTTGGTTTGCTTAACCCCCTCTTTTAGTGTTTCAAGCCACAGTTCCGCTTTTGTGAAACATTCAATATTGTTGCTGTTCACTTCATCCACTATCATACGTTCTTTCTTGTCGCTTCTTATGTTAGGGATACCAACTTCATTACAGAACATTTCTTCCCACCGTCTCAACGTGTCCTGCAATTCTGGGGCAATAAAATTCTTTTTTAAGTCATTGTTAAAAAAATCTAACGGGATATTGTCATTTCCCATTTTCAGTTTTTCATCATAGAAAACCCCTAGCTCACCCCTCATCACCTGGTCAAGAATTTTCTTCATTGATTCGGCCTGACTTTTTCCCCTCACAGCGAAAAGGAATGATAGCTTGCTATTCATGATATTCATTTCACATGTTTCAGCAGTCATAGCCATATTATCTGCATAGTAATTTACGATATCAGAAACACCGCTATAATCTGGCTGTAATCTGATAAGAGAACACTGAGTGCCAATTTTAGGTTCTAAAATTCCAGTCAATAGAGGATTGACAATTATGGCATGTGTGGGATTGTAATAGATATTATATCCTCTCAATCCACAATGCTGACATATAACACCAAACTTGTCTGTATTCACAATTGCCAGATAGCCATTTAAAAACAACGAGTACAGAAAATAATTCTTATCCCACATTTCAGGTAACTCGAATTCAAACACGGACATAACTTTTTCAAGTAAATACTTCTTGAAAAACGTGAACATTTGAGTGTTTTTTGTGTGAAGAGTTGACGGACTGTAAGATGAGTTAAACAAGTTTATCATTTCGTAACTGTATGGCATCATATCACCCCTTTATAAATACTGAACTCCAGTATTGCGCTTTTACATATCTATCAGGCTGATTCAGGTCACCGGGTCTGAGATAATTGTACATGAACGCATTTGTTAGATATTTTAAATCATAGTTTCCAGTTGCCCATTGTCTCCATGTTATTGGATAACTAGATGTCTGATACCACTGTGGTTCAATACCTCTATGTGCATCTCCCACACTTTCCTGATATTCAGCAAACAAAACAGCACACTGTTTTCCCCCATCATACCAATCATCATGCCCCCCGTACAGCACGTCTAAAACTGTGAGAAGATTCTGACCGGGTGTCCACTGTACAAGACCTCTTCCCGGGCCTGCCGGAGTAGTACCGCCACCAACTTCAATTAATCCGGGATTCATGGTACTTTCTTTTTCCATGTTCCCCAAAAGTGCCATTCTTGCTGACGGGCTCCATCCTCTTTCCTTAAAGTAGTTGTTAATATTGACTGCATTTTGCTTCATTTGTTCTAGTGTAAAATATCCGTTCTCTTTGTCTGTAACTATCACATTCCATTTTCCAGACGGTAGGGGGATTTCTCCACCGCTACCCCCAGACCCCCCAATGGAAAGACCTATTAATAATGCCGAATTGTCATTTCTAATGTTTCTATGCATAATAAACACCCCCTTCTAATAACGATTTAATTTTTGATATCTCATCTGAATACGCTCCTGTAATATTCATATCACCATGCTCCACCAGATAATACCCGGTTCCCAATGACTTGAAAGTACCACGTTTCATATATGGTCTTCCATTCTCGCTGTTGTCCTCGTCAGTGACTGCTAGGAAATATTGAAAAAATGATATCCAACCATCGGTTCCTATCGTAGAACCGTTAGTACCTTTTGACGACACTGTAGGAAGAAACTCATTTACAGCGTTTCCGATATATCCAACTCCTTTCATGAGCTGAGCGGAAGCAATACTACCGAGAGCCGCTACAGAAGATATCACACCCTCAAGAGGATTGTTTCGAGCTTCATTTATTTGTACAGGAACTCCATACATGCCAGAACTATAGCCGAGTAGCGCATTATTATTAGTAAACGAGATGTCATATATACCTGTTCTAGGGTCTATTCGAAAATCAATATTAATTGGAGAGCTAATATTTATTTTATTGGTGTCAATCTGCATTACACCGAACAGCCTAGATGCTATTTCTAATCTGTGATATGCCCCGTGGTTTAGATAATCACCTCTGGAAGCCTGAGGATGACTTGACAATGTCACACTACGTTGTAGTTTGTATGCTAAAAGTGTATTCAATTTTGTACACACTGCAGGAATTTTCCAATATCCTAACGGAAGAGTTGATACTTCTGTTCCTCCGGGTATACCAAAAGGCATCCACATACAATTAGACACGTACTGGAATGGATTCATAACAATTTTAACAATGGAATCTTTTATTCCAGATTCTTTGATATCCGCCCAATCAATGTCGCCGAATACTTTCTGACAGAACGTTGTGAAATCTGTTACTTGAAATTGATAATATTCTAATGCTCCCTCTTGACCTACTACTGTCAGTATAATGAAACCTGTTAACCAACCTGTGCTTGCACCCTCTGGCAACACGCTAATTTCTTGCGCCTTTTTTGTGTAACCGGATTTTGCGGGGTAAAAATTATCTATTACAGAACCATCAAAAGTGGCACTACTTCGTAAAATGTAAAATTCTTCTTCTATGATTTCACTTTTGAAGCTGGCTAAAACATCACACTCTAATGAGCAAATCCATAGACCCTCTTCAAACGTCCAGTCTTTTACAAAATAATATCTGTTAAACTCTTCAATATAACAGTAATTCAAATTAGTTGGATTCCCGGAAGCATCGTTATATTGTACGCTCAGCGTTGGACTTGAAATAGAAGAGGGGCTACGTAAAGCCCCTGTTCTAGTCACAACAGCAGAAGAATCTGGAGGAACCCATGTAGAATTTTTGCGTTTTCCTACATTGTAAAAATGAACTCTCATGCTGTCACCACCTTATTAATCTAATAAGAACACTACTCCATTTTCGGTGAAGTCGTTGTAGTATCTGTCATTGAAATGCCAGAAAATGTTACTGTATCCACCTCTCGCATTAAACGGTGACGGTGCAGACCATTCACCATAAGTTGTAATGCCAACCGCTTCCTCGTCGAATAACACGCCGAAAATGTTAGAAGTAGCTGTACCCTCAGTATCCGAAACAACAGTACCAGAAGCGTTCATATATGATGCTTTTACATGGATACCGTCAGGGGTGTCAATGTTCTGCCAAAATCCAACTTTCTCGTGGTCAGCCATTTTCAGATAGCTGTCGTTAAAGATAGAGGACATAACAGTAGCATCAATGTTGTTCAGTTCCTCAGAATACAGATACAGTTTCTGTTTGTTGTATGGCGTATGTCTGGAAATCTCTTTTCCCGTCACGTTAATGTGGAACTTTTGTGTTCTCTCAGACATCCAGTCGGACACTGTTTTGATGTAACCTGTCACCCACTTCATGAACGGCACAAAATTTTCAGGCTGTTTTACCGTGTCAGTTGTCAGCACAGTTCCTGCTACATCATTGTACTTTGTCACAAGATGAATTACATTGTCAGTGTCCCCTTTCACTTTACCCCCAATAAAGTTCGCAAGCGTCATTCTTGCTGTTGCTTCATGTGCCTGTTCAATTAAATCAGACGCATTTGTCATAATCATAGTAACAAATCTCTGAAATTCCTGTTCATTTTGTAAAGCAACGTTTAACTGGTCTCTAAACAGTGTAATCTGTCTCTGGTAAACGTTCTGCCCATAGAAATTTGTCTGTAGTATTTTTGGAATAGCCACCGCCTGGTCGTCCACACTCTGTCCGTCTTTTAAGTCGTATCTATCATCGTTATCCCAATCGGTATCCGCAATATTGAGTTTTCTCACGTGATTTCCGAATTTCATGCTATCCTGATATAAACCCTTAAACTTTCGTGAATATGGTCGGATAGAAAAAATGGTTCTACTGAGAACCTGAGAAATTGCGTTTAACAGTGGGTCGATTCCTAACCCTAGTGCTACTGTAGCGACAGAAGTAAAATTGCTAGTTGCAATCGCACTAATTGCTTTGTTTCCTGTTGCCTGATTTACAATTTCATTCAGAATGGCCGCACCATTAAAACTTGCCACGTTTGGCGCTCCCGCTAGTACGCTTGACCCTGTACCCATAATATCACTCCTTTACTGGTGGATTAATAATTGATGCTAACATATCGTTCGTTGTCGGTGGTTCTGGAATCTGAGAGTTACTCAGGTTACCCACCTGAATCAATCTAGTAATTTCATCCAACCGATTGTCCAGAACGCCCATACGCTGATTAAAAACGTCCTGAGTATTACCCGGAACCTGTGCTGGAACTGGGACTGGTGCTGGTGCTGGCGCTGGTGTCGGTGTCTGAATCGGAGCCGGAGCTGATACCGTACCTGCAATCTTGATGATGTCCTGTTTGCTAAATCCTGCCCCTGCGAGGGCAATAATATCTTCGATTTTCATAATGTCACTCCTTTTTTGTTAAATATTTTTTATTACAAAAACCTGCGTAAATCTTTCCGCTGTCGGAGTATTCACAAAGATACCAGTCCATAGTGATATCTGTGAACCCGTAACAAAAAATAGTACGTCCTTTTGGCATCTCTACAATGATATCTGCGTTTGTATCTGGTTTATCACGTAACATCAGAGGGGAATTCTTTGTGCTTATCTTGTATTCACCATATACGTCGCAGTCTGGTATAATGTCAATCATTCCGTACTGTTCTTTCATATCGGGGTCTAGTAGAATTTTTGCGCCTAATGGCATGGTATCACTCCTTTACGTCCAGTTTGTCTGCAAGTTTCTGAATTGCCATCGTGTTGTTGTTTAGAACCTCCGTGAGGTTGTGTATCTCTTCTTTATGGTTTTCAGTCTCCCTGTACCATAAATAAAAGGTTACTGCAAGGCACGCTACAGGTACACCTAAAGAGCTAAATAACTGACTTACTGCCTGAATCCATTCCATATTGTCACCCCCTCTTTTGAATTGAGGGGAAGTGCTGTGAGCCAACCAAGCTCATGTACACGGGTTCCGCCCGTTGGTTTTGTACCACTCCCCCTACAATGATAGATTATCACATCTTGAAATAATTGTCAAGTAAATATTTTGATTCGATATCAGAAAAACTCACTAACCCGTCAAGGTACATCCCCCAGACCCATATAAACTTGTGCCGGAAAGCTGTTAAATCTCTTGTTGACGTGGAATAGGTAATCTGGGGTGAGCCTTGTAGGTGCTGTGTAATATACAGTTTTTCCTTGCTCTTGTGTGTGTATATGGTTATTTCTCCAACTGTCACAATGGGGACGTACTCATTTATGGGTTCGGATTTAATGTCCGAATAGTCCTCAGCATAGAAATCATTCTGAATTGACATCTTGTAAAAATCACTGTCTTTACCAACCATTCTGTACACAGCCGTCTCAGATTTCGCCTGTGAAATCGGGGAGTTGGCAAGATTGATAAGAATAATACCTCTATCAGGCAGATAGCTGAATTCCTGCCCTGTTTTGTGCATATCAGTGACTTTACGGATTAAACCTAGTTTTGCGAATATGTCGCAGTTTGCGTTTTCGCTGTTTGATGCACATATGAGCTGTAAAGGCTTATCTCCCATAAGCTCTCGATTTCTGTTTATGGTTTCATATCCATTTAAGAGAGCGATTGTAGCGTTTTTTAACTGTGGTTCTGTCTTTTCCGGGATGAACTCGTCATAAAACATCAACTCAACGTCCGCTGCCCCGAAACCTCGTAAATTGGATATAGTGCCAAGTGCTGCTGAGTAGCCTAGCGGTCCCCCCAAATTTGTGTATTTTTTTGTTTTCTCATCAAACGTTGTATCATAAAAACCTGAATACATTTTATTGATAGGTGACGGGGTGATACGTCTGTTGCAGTCGGAATTGTATTGCTTAAACGGATTAAATTGTGGTGTGCGTATCATATCTATCTGAGTTTGTCGGGTGCGTAGGTAAATGAATTTTTTATTGTTTTCCACAGCGTGTTTCAAAATACCATAAGTTTTTCCCGTTCCTCTACCGCCCCATATAAAGATAAAAGGGCACCCTGTTTCCAAGATGCCCCTTATATTCACATAACCGTTACTGTCGTACAGTTCGGGTTTCTTCATTTCACATAACCTGCTACTAAGAAGTTTCTTCCACGCTGTGATTTTTTGAAAAATACAGATACTTTTCGGAAGTCCTCTCCACATTTTTCAGCCATTGTGATAATGCGCTCGAAAGCCTGAATGAATGAGGTAGATGTCGTCACATAAACGCTGTGTGTTTCCGCATCCTCGATTGACAGAGTTTTTACAACTTCACCCTTTGCGTTTTCATCTTCAACAATAGCATAGTGGTCAAACTCTACAGTTGTTCCGGCAGTGTCGGAAAGACGGATTCTGTTCTCGTCCTCGAACATTGCATACATTAACTCCATTGTGTACTCGTTTTCCTGGATGTTTGTTTTAATAATTTCCATGATGTTTTCTCCTTTTTTCTTTTTATGCTGTTTTACCCACAGCTGGGAGTTGTTTCAGATTGCGACCTGTTTGTTTCTTAATGTGTTCCTACTCTACTTTCCCGTAGTGTACAAATTCAGCCTCTGTCATAGATGCTTTTACAACTTCAGTATCCATGGAAACTTTCACAGCTTTTACTCCTGTTTCAGCTTCGTAAGATTTTTTAATCTTTGTCGCTGTTACGTTTGCACCGTAGTAGGTCTTTTCTACAGACTGGCCGTTTTCGTCTGTAATCTTTGCTGTTACTTTCTCAATGCTTCTTGTAATCATGTTTTTCAACTCCTTTTCTATTTTGTTTTGTTACAAGTATATAATAGCATATGTGGGTGTATATGTCAAGACTTTTCTTCGGTATTTTTTAGAAAATCATGCCACAAGTCAACGCTGTTAAGAACGTTCAGGTATTCGAGAGTAAGTCCCACAGTATATTCAGACGGGCGTATGACAACGTTTCTGGTAATGCACACGCTTTTATCCGGGTTGTCTGGGTCGGGGTTGTAATAACCATAATCTGTATCATTATAGACAGATTCTGTGCCACCTGCGGCCCTGAATGTGGTTCCGATTTTCAGAGCTTCCAAACCGCCCATTTTCCGCAATTCTTCCGCACCTTTTTTCTTTCCCACGCCTGCTATCGTGATTTCAAGTTTGCCGTTTTTTTCTTGAGCATATTTTTTTGCACCTAAGGTTATAAATCTGTCGGATGTACCCTCATACTCGTATACGCCTAAATAGTGTTCTACTCCTTTAGGGTCGGCGGCGTGACCGCCATTTTCTGAAGAATCGTTCTTTAACCGATTATTCAGCTCGTCAAACCCCTTTCGGATTTCGGGATATCTTTCTGTAATCAGTATTTTGCACGAATCTGTGTCGCAGTAAACAAAATCTTCGCCAGCTATGTTCACAGCAAGCTTGAGCCTTTGTCTTGCGTGAGCAGTCACCCAACAACCCCATGCGTATAGCATAAATGCCCTTTTGTTGTACTTCATTAACTTTTCCTCTGTGTCCCCGTCCTCAACCGAGAATGGTTTTTCGGTGTTGCTGTAGATGATATCCGGCTTGACAGGGTTTTGCGCGGACATCCCGTATAGTGAGTTTATCAATTCTTTTGACAGAGCGTACTCAATTTCCTTCCCCTCAACACCTTTTAAAGACGTTTTATCTGTAAATAAGCGTTTCACCAGATTTCGCAACGGTTTTGGAAGATAGCCGTACCCTGCTGTATAAAAATCTGTAAGTTCCACGCTATCCCAAACGTATTCTCCTTTTACAATTCCGAAATCAATGTCGTTTAGTGTACACGAGTATTCATCGGCTGAGAGTAGACGCCCGTTGTCCCAAACTGATTCTGTGCTTATGCAATAGCCCTTGTCTTTTGTAAGATATGGGGCACCGTAATACACATCTTTTTGCCTGATGTTTCGGAAATGGAACCGTCCCACATAAGCCTTGTGAAATTTTGTCCACCTGTCAATGTCCTCTATACCGCAATTTCCTTGTCGCACAAATTTTGTCATTGGAAATTCACAATTGAGCATAACGTCCGGGTAAGAGCTTGCCCGGTCGAATGACGCAACGTTATTGAGTATTTTCCCGACGTGATACCTGTTTGCATGAGTATCACCCCCCCTAAACTCTTCTCTAAGAAGAGTGTATAAACTTGTGTCACACATCATGCTGTGCAGTTTTTTATAATTGTACTGCTTCATAGCTTGCCTTGCTTCTCTCCTAACATAGCCAGTTGAGGTTAACGGCAGAGTGTATAGGGTGTCATTATTATCCACCAATCGTTTATGCATTGCCTGTAATAATCCAATTACATCGTTGCACCCATACTCAATTTCTTTGGGTGTTAATTCTGTCCATGGATATCTACGCTTGTCGTAATCAAAATCTTTCAGCTTCTGGTTCTCAACCCCACTATCGCTCAAGAACTTGTCAAGGCTCTTGTGTGTCTGCATGTATGAGCATCGGAACTCTAAATTTCCTTGCTGATGGTTACCTGCTCTAACTCTGAGTATTTTTCGGGGCTTGAGCGAGAACACTTCTTCCGGCTTTATTTCAACGTGCGAACGCAGAAACTGAAATTCATATGACAGATTGTGTACAAAAATCATTGTGATAAGGTGTTCATCTTCGATGTCAGTAAACAATTCTTCAAGTTCGTTCCAGTTTCTTCCGTACACACATATTATTTCGTTATCGTCAAGTAATACCGCAAATTGCCATAAATACATGATGCTCTGTTCAATTTCAGGAAGTCGTGTAGTTTCGATATCAAAAGCGCATATACAATTTCGGTATGACTGTTTTGCAAAACGTTGTTTTCCTCTCATGTGTGGGGTTCTATATACTGTGTGTATTCTGTCAACTAGTTCCCTTCTTTGCTTTTTGCCAGTCCCGATATTGATTGAGTAGTTCTTCACCGGATTTTCCACCCCTATCTATAAACAACTCTAATGCTTTTGTACTGTCGTATACATGACCGAGCGAATAATCCCGAACGGATTCCATAAACTCTCCAAACTCATTAAGTTCCCTGTATGTCTTAAATTTAACCCCCAACTCTTCAAGTTTTGCCATTTTTCGTTTGGCAATTCTCCTTTGCCCTGAGACACTGTACAAGTCAGATTTCTCAGCTTGCTCTAAAGCAGACATTGCGCCCCGTCTCTGACGGGCGGTTACTATCTGGCTCTCAGGCGGTAGCTGTTGTAACATGTACTGTATATCATTCTTCGCGCCCATGCCAAAATTGTGGTTTTGGGCTAAAACTTTAAGTTTTCGTATGACCTTAGTACGGCGCTTTGCATAATCTGTCGTCATGCCACTGCTCACTCTCCATTTCCTCTCGTTCTACATCGTGAATATGTTTCACGTGAAACATTATCGCGGAACGATTCAGTATCTGTGCTTTGCTGAGGTTGTTCTGTTTTGCTAACTTTTTCACTTCTTTAAAAGTCCTATCTGTGAGGTACACGCTTGTGTCGTACTTCGGCACGGCTCGCACTAGCTCGAATTGAAATCCAGTGCCACCGAACTCAAGAGCTGAGTATACAGCATGTTCAAGGTATTCGCTCACAGTTGTTCCGTATTCTTCTGCCCAATTGTATATTCTCATATCTAATCGTAATGATAATTTTCTCAATAGATTACAACTCCTTTCTTTTATATGGGAATATTTGCATAGCATAATACAAATCTACTGCGCTATTTATAAAAACCCCTGTGCCCACACGATACAGACCTGTCACTTTCTCAAGTAAAGCTACATTTTCTTCGGTGATTAACACGCTAGTGTTACACTTGCGAAAACGGTCTTTAATCATGGAATTTGTAATCACATCTCTAATTGAGTAATTTTCCGGGCCCACGTAGTTTAATGATTCCCTAATTAAATCGCTAATGCTCATATTTAAATCACGAGACATAACATAAACTTTTTCAGATATTTTCACAGATATTTTTCTCATTGTTTTCTATCCTCTCGTTCCCGTTTTCTTCTGAGTTTTTCTTTTCTTCTTTTCTCTCTTCCCATTTCGTCCGTTGTGCCAAGGATGTACCCTGACACAAACATCATAATTAAAGCTATGGACACGTAAACTATATCACTCGTAGTTGTTGCTATCATTTTTTTGACCTCCAAAAAATATAATATCCGGCAATATCTACAATTAATTTGACGTCACTATATTTTTTATATGCCCCGTGTGTATGCAAATCGTTATCGTCTGGGAAATACACCAATTCCTGCTCCAACAGCACTAAATCATGAGTACTTATTTTAACGCCATCTATAAAAACAACATCCCCGTAACGACCGTTTTGTATATCTTTCATGATTTTTCTCAGTTCGTGATTGAAATCGACATATATGCTGTTAATCCCTGTGTATTCAATTCTAATACTACTATTACAAAACGCAATCTCAGTTTCGCCTAAAATAACGTCACGTCCTCTAAATCTAATGTGGTCGTTGATTGTAACTAAAGCGCCGTCGTCCATAGCGGCTTTCACAAGCTCTTCCAACTCTCTTACAGGTCTGAGAGGCAATATGCCAGTTTCTTTCACAATATTTCTAGTAACAAACATCGGTTTTGTGTAATAGATAGAACCGTCTGTAAATATGTGAAAGCTGTACTCACTATTTTTGAGCATATACTCATCGTACTCCTGAGTGTGTTTTTTGATTAAATCAACTGTTCTTGTCATTTTATACCTCTTTCTCCCCGTCGTGCCGATAGGTCAGCAGTTTATTTTAGCGTTTTATGCCCAACAGATGAAATCAATTTTCACTCCCGAATAAAAGACATTCGCTATAATTCTATTTTTGCCTCCATCGTATATAAATAACTCTCCCAAATCATCATCGAAACTAAATTTAACGGAACCATAAAAGAAAAAGATACCGTTTATGAAAATACCAGGGCATTTACCCTTGTGATGTCCTCTGAAAGCCTTGTTGCATTCTCTGATTTTTTTGATAAAATCTTTTTTTACCATTTCGACACTCTCCTTTTCTTGTTGCTATCTCCTTGCTATGATTATATAATACCACATTTATACCGCATTGTCAATAGTTTTTGTAAAATTATACCGCAATTATTGTCTGCCTGTAGCGCACAGTGTGTCCGCCAGAGACATACACATGTGTCCGTGTGGGGAAGACAAATGTCCGTCCGCCACGGACTTGAGTATTCCAC